ATCCAGACCACCGCACGCCTCTGTGACTGCACCGGCGCAGGGCCCGGAAAAGTCACCAGACTGGTGACGGTTTACGGATTGACGGGTGCACACCTCAGGCGTATCTTTTCAACCACGATGACATACAAGCCTCTGGCGACCGCCGGGGGCTTTTTGCGTTTACGCCGCCCGTCGGCACCTTGTCATCGTATTTGCGGCCCTGCCAGTCCTGGTGGGGCCGTTTCTGTTTCCGCCCCGACCCTGCCCTTTTCGCACCGTCCTTGATGACAGCGTGCGGCGTAGCCGCGTGCGCAGGGTCGGGGCATCCAACATCCATCAACGAAGGAGGATTCGATGCCCCTGCTGACACTTGAGCAGTGCCGCATGCACTGCCGTATCGACGGCGACTACGACGACGCCATTCTGGACGACCTGCTGGCCGCGGCGACCGACGCGGCGTCGGCCTACCTGCGGCGGGCGCTGTTTGCCGACCAGGCGGCACTGGATCTGGCGCTGGACCAGTTGCCGCAGGACATGGCGGCGGCGGTGACCGGGCATGAAGCCGCGGTCGCCGCCGCCAATGCCGAGACCAACGCGGCCAAGGCCAAGGCCATGCGTGACGTCGCTGATCGTCGCCTGGCCATGGCCACCGAACGCAGCGCGCAGCTGCTGCAGGGCCTGCCGGCCAACGACAGCATCCGCGCTGCGGTGCGCCTGCTATTGGGCCATCTGTATGCGCATCGGGAAGCGGTGGTGGTTTCCACGCACGCCTTGGATGTACCGGTCGGTGCTGCCGCCCTCGCGATGGAGCTGCCGTTTGGCGTCGCCGCACTGCTCGATCCCTACCGACTGGCGGCGACCCCATGAACGCCGGTCACTTCAACCGTCGCATCCGCATCGAGCGCCAGGATGGGCGCGTCGATGCCTGGGGCCAACCTCTGGATGCGTGGGTGAGCGTTGCCGATCTGTGGGCGGCAATTCCTCTTGAACGTGCTGACACGGTGCAGCGGGTGAAGCTGGACAGCGGGCTGTCCGCAGCGATCCGCCGCCAGCGCTTCCAGGTGCGCCTGGCGCCGGCGCAGCGAGCCGGCATTGGCATCGGAATGCGCATCGTGCACGACGGCCACAAGTTCGACATTACCGGTGTGGTGCCCGACCTTGGCACGCGACACACCGCCGTGCTGTTCACCGAACAGCTGGCTGCAACCGCCTGAGCGAGGACACTGCGATGAGTTACGAACCGAAGTTGCAGCAACTGCTTGGCGGATTGCTGCAGGGGCGCCTGTACCCGGATGTTCCACCGGACCGAGTCACCTATCCCTGCGCGGTCTACCAGCAGGTGGGTGGGCAGGCGCTGTGGTTCAACGAAGGGTCCATCCCCGACCAGAAGCACGCTCGCGTGCAGCTGACCGTCTGGGCAGACACCCGTGCCCAAGCCAACACCCTGATCCGTGACATCGAAGATCAGGTCTGCGCGGGTCTGCCGAAGTCTGAATCCTTTGGCGCCGCCATTGCCGTGCATGAACCGGCACTCAGGAAGTACGGCGCACGGCTCGATTTCGGGCTGTGGTACGCCAACCCGTAGTTCCACTGCTCCACGTACCACCTGAAGCCCGGCACGCGCCGGGCTTCGTCTTTTTCAATCCACATGAGGAAATGCAACATGGCACTCAAGCTTCCCAAGGGCACCCAGTTCGGCTTCGCACCGGTCGTCTCCACCGCCATCGCCACGAGCGCGATCTCCAAGGCTGCGCCGGCACTGGCCAGCGTCGCCGCCAACAGCGTCGACACCGGCGATGTGGTGGTCATCGAGCTGCCGGGTTGGCCGGCCCTGAACAACCGCGCTACCCGCGCCGGTGCCGAAGCCACCGGCAGCGTTGAACTGCTGGGCATCGATACCACCGACAACGTGCTGTTCCCCGCCACCAGCGGTGCCGGCGTGCTGCGCAAGGCCGGTGCCTTCGTCGACCTGGACCAGCAGGGCGACCCGACCACCGCAGGTGGCGAGCAGCAGTACTGGAGCGGCACCCTGCTGGAGGACCCGACCGGTCGCCAGGTGCAGATGCCGACCTTCAAGAACGCCAAGACCATCACCCTGCCGCTGTTCTACGATCCGAAGAAGCCGTGGTACTCGGCCCTGAAGAACGTCGACGCCAAGGGCGAACCGGTGATCCTGCGCGCCAAGCTGGTCGGTGGTGACGTGCTGTACTGGTACGGTTACCTGAGCTACAACGGCGACCCGACGATGGCCGCCAACACCCCGATGGGCACCACCGCGACGTTCACCGCGCTGGCCGACTCCATCCTGGTCGAGGGCGCCTGATGTTCCAGGTAAAGGCGCCAGAGAGCTTCAAGAGCACCCTGACCATCGTCGGTCACGGTCGCGAGCAGAAGCTCAACCTGACCTACCGGCACCTGCCGGTGGCCGACTATGCGCAGCTGCTGGAGCGGTTGGCCGAGGAGGAACTGAGCGTGGCACAGGCGATCCTGGACATCGTCGTCGACTGGGATGCCGACGTGGCCCTGGATACGGCAGGCGTGGAACTCGCCCTGCAGCAGCAGGCCGGCCTGGATGGCGCCATCATCGGTGGCTACACCCAGGCTCTGCAGGTCGCACGCAAGGGAAACTGATCGAGGCGGTGGGGGCCCTGTACTGGCAGGCCCCCACCGAGTCCGAGTTGCTTCAGCTCGGACTGAAGGCAAGGCATTTTCCGCCACCGCAGGTAACGCTGTGGCCGGAGTGCGTGCTTCCCATCGAGATCTTTTCGCGGGTCTCCACCCAGTGGCGCGTTGGCGCGGGTGGCCCGATCGGGCTGGACTACAACGTGGTCTACCAGGAGCTGCAGCGCGAGGTACTCATACCTGAAAAGTACGATGAAGTGATGGCGGGAATCCGCATCATCGAGCGTGCGGCCTTGCAGCACATGCAGCACTAGTTACAGACAGCCACTGGTTCATGCCGGTGATCCCTTCGCGGCCCCGCCATCTGGTGGGGCCGCCCTCATGCCAGGAGAATTTCATGAGCGATACAACGCTCAACGCTTCGGCTGCCGCAGTCGAGGTCAGTGCCATTCTGGACTCTGCCGCACAGGCGGCAAAGCGGAGCATGGCCGAGTTCAATGCGCTGACTCAGCTCCAGCAGCAGTATGTACAGAAGAGCACTGTGCTGCAGTCCGCGCTCAACGGCGTACTTCAAAGCAGCATTTCCCTCGCCGACACCATGGTGAGGAAGCTGGCCGGAACTCTCGCGGTGGTGCAAGCCGCGTTGGACCAAGCGCAGACCGCCGCTGAAGGCGGCAAGCGGGAAACCAGGATGCCAAGTGAAGTCGCCTCCGACGCAACTGCGCGCAATCTGGATCGATTGTCCGCCGATGGCGAGCATCGCAGTGGCTTCCTCGTAGATACACGGCTTTCGGCCAGGAGCAGATACCTGGCTGGAACCGCAACCGGGAAGGCCGGTGCTGAGAAGGGCAAGAAGGAAGAGGACTCGCGGAAGGTAAAGACAGGTAAGCAAGGCATCGAGAACGGATTCCTGGATGCCTTCGAGGCCTACACCGCAAAAGCGCAGGACGCCGCAACGACGACACAGAGTGTCTTCACAAAGGCATTCGATGCAGCAGGAACGGCGCTCTACAACTTCGTCGCTACCGGAAAATCGAATCACCATGAACTTACCAAGGCGTTGATCGCGGATCTGAAGAAGATCGCGATACAGCAAGCCATCGTATGGGGCGTCAAGATGCTCTTCGGCGGCAGCGTGGGTCCGGTGCAGAAGGAGTCGATACCAATTGCCGGCTTTGCCAAGGGCGGGGCGATCAGGTCCCCCAGCCTCTCCGCCTACTCCGGCGGTATCTACAACACCCCGCAGCTGTTCGCATTCGCCAAGGGCGCCGGCGTGTTCGGTGAAGCGGGGCCTGAAGCGATCATGCCGCTGCAGCGCGGGCCCGATGGCCGCCTGGGAGTGGCGGCACACGGTGCCGGCGGCGGTGGCGGGGTGGGTGTGAACATCCGCATCGACAACAACGGTGGCAAGGAAGTCACCAGCAACGAAAGCATGCTGCAGCAGTTCGGCAACGAGATCGGCCAGTTCGTGGAGCGCAAGTACCGTGACCTGCAGATGCGTGACATGAAGGCTGGCGGTGTCCTCAGCAGGAGTGCAGCACGATGACCGACACCTTTACCTGGGCAGCAACCAGCCAGAGCACTGGCACCACCACTGCCACCGTCAAGCGCGCGCGCTTCGGCGATGGATACGCACAGGCCGCGCCGGATGGGCTCAATGCCCGCCTGCGCAGCTACCAGCTGCAGTTCGTCGGTAATCGCAGCACGATCAACGAGATCGTTGCGTTCCTGGATGGCCATGTGGGCCAGAGCTTCTTCTGGCGGGGACCGCTGGGCACCGGTCTGTATGGCTGCGACACCTATACCGACAGCCATCTGGGTGGATCGGTGTTCAGCATCACTGCGACGTTCGAACAGACGTATCAGCCGTAGGAGCGGACATGGATCTTCAGCAGATCGACCTGGACACCCTCCAGCCCAACGGCAAGCGGGGCGAAACGCAGCGCCCCGCTTTCACCAAGATCAACCAGAATTTCAAGGAAGTGGGCTTGGCGGTGGATGCAGTTCCCGAGGCGGTCGCACGTGCGGTCTCGGGAAGAAATCGCCTGATCAATGGCAATTTCGACTGCTGGCAGCGGGGTACCAGCTTCAACACATCGGGAAGGTACACGGCCGATCGCTGGTTCCTTCAGATGCAGGGCATCGCCGATCCGGTATTCAGGCGGAACCCCACGGCTATGGGAGACAACAATTTTCCCCGGAGCAAGTACACGCTGTCCGTCAGCTCGAGTGGAAACACCGACGCAGAGAAGCATTTCTTCGTGTTCGAGCAACGTGTGGAGGACGTGCGAACCTTCGCCGATACCCCAAGCACGGTGTCCTTCCTGGTATTCAATGCAGGCGCGGGGGGGCGCAGGATCGCACTGGAGTTCGCGCAGACCTTCGGCGCAACGGGCAGCGCTCCGGTACTGGCCGTTGCACCTGAGATTTTCGAGCTCGCTCCTGGCCTGAACAGAATCCGCAAGACAGTGACGCTGCCCTCCATCTCGGGAAAAACACTATCTGATGAAGGTGCCGCCGTGATGTGCGTGTGGGTATCTGCGGGCACGCAGTTTGCCAACCGCACCGCCGGCCTTGGTGCGCAGCATGGCCAGGTCTACTTCGGAGAATTCCAGTGGGAGCGCGGCGCTACGGCCACGGCTTTCGAATGGCGTCCGCTGGACGAAGAAGTGCAGCGTTGTCGGCGCTACTACCAGGCCGATGCCACGGGTTCCTACTTTGACGGCGGAGTTCGCTTCAACGCCGGTGTCGGCCTCATCCGTGGTGACAACAAGGTGTACCTGATCTATCCATTCAGCCAGCGGATGCGGACCATCCCCACGGTCGGATTTTCAAACCTGCCGCAGTGGCGACTCCTTACGGGATCGGGGGCGACGAGCCTGACGGCGCTCAACGCGGTCGAAGTGTCTTCGACGAGGATGACCATCATCGGGTCCTTGAACGAAGCCGCTGCCGGTCAGGCCGGGATCCTGCAGAGCGCAGATTCCGCCGACGCGGGTACCGGAATCATCCTGGACGCGGAAATCTGAGATCCGCGAGCACCGCTGCGGAATGCGCTGCTTGGTGCAATCCCCCGAAAAGACAAGGAAACAGCAGAAATGTCACGACGAATCATCGACCTCGATTCCATTCAACCGAATGGAAAGCGGGGTGAAACACAGCGCCCGGCCTTCACCAAGATCAACGAGAACTTCGCAGAGGTCTACGATGCCCTGGCCGCGGTGGAAAAGCTTCCAGAGACGGTGGACCACGCGATCAGTGGGCGGTTGCCCGGGCGCAATCTCTTCATCAATGGCGGCCTGCAGTTCTGGCAGCGTCGCACTTCTGGACGTGTCGGCAGCGGCTCGGGAACACTGGGTGCAGAAACGCTCTTTGCTGATCGCTTCTCCAACTCTGCGTTGAGCTGCAGTCATGACATCCAGCGTGTACCGTACGAGGGACAGTTGGGCTATCCCGAAGACACCCGCGCCATCCTCGTGTGCACGGTATCCGGTGCAGTCGCCAACAGCGGCGCCTGGATGGGCCAGAGAATCGAAGGTGTGCGAAGCGCCAGCGGCGCCGTCACGATCTCGGTCTGGGCGAACAGCGACGTAGCCGGGCGCAAGGTGGGTGTGCGTGTCATCCAGGACTTTGGAACCGGTGGGACGCCTTCGCCTCAGGTTTCCACCGAGGCGGGCGTCCTCACGTTGGGAACTGGAGCGTCGCGTCAGTCACTCACCGTGACGTTGCCGAGTACGAAAGGGAAGAAGCTGGGAACCAACGGCAACGACCACATTTACGTGGTCTTCGATCTATGCGCCGGTGGATATGGCGGGGCGTTGGCAGGCCAGAATGGATCCTTCGGCTTTACCCAGTTCCAGGTCGAACCTGGGCGCAATGCAACGAACTTCGACTGGCGGCCGCCCGGCGTGGAGCTGGCCCTGTGCCAGCGCTACTACGAGAAGAGCTACAACCTGGATGTCCCGCCCAATACGCCGCACAACGAAGGACGCGAGGCATTTTCGTTGAACAACCCGGGGGTTGCCCACTACCAGAGCGTGCGCTTCCTGGTGGCAAAACGTGCGCACCCCTACGTGATGATCATTTCGGCTGATACCACCCAGCAGGATGGACACATCGCCGAGGACAACATCTCCCGTGTTCCCTGCGTAGTGAACTACGCCTCGCCATCCGGCTATGAAGTGAGTTGGTCGAACAACCCGGGCCGATGGGGCGGCTGGTGGCATTGGTGGGCCGACGCTGAGTTCTGATCCGTAGCGGTCTCTCACCAGAACAATAGGACCCCGATATGGCAAGAAAGATCATCGACCTTGATTCCCTTCAACCGAATGGAAAACGAGGTGAGACACAGCGGCCGGCGTTCACCAAGATCAACGACAATTTTGCCGAGGTGTATAGCGGCCTGAAGGACGCTCAAGAGGCCGTCACGGCAATTCCAGCAGCCCTGGATGCAGCGTTGGCTGGTAGATCACTGGCCAGGAACTACCTCGTCAATGGTGACTTCCGCTTCTGGCAGCGCGGGTGGGGCCTGGCACAGGGCACAGGTTCGAACTATCTGGCCGATCGCTGGAAGCGTGACAACGGCAACGGAACGCTTTCGATGGCACGCTTCCCGCTGGAGCCGGGCCAGACCGCAGTTCCCGGCAATCCGCGCTGGTACATGAATGTCAACGTGGGCGCCTCCTCGGCCAGGAACAGCTACCAGCGCGTTTCGCAATTGATCGAAGACGTAACACTGCTCAGTGGCAGGAAGCTGACGCTTTCCTTCTATGCGAAGGCAGCGCCCGGATCAAAGATTGCCGTGGAAATCGAGCAGGATTTCCGTGGCCAGGACTCATCGACACAGATGTTTGCTGGCATCGCCACGCTGACAGGAACCTGGAGCAGGTACACGATGACGTTCGATGTACCCAGTGTTTCCGGAAAGAATACCAACGGTGCCGGACACTGCACATGGGTCTCGCTGTGGATGTCCACCGGTCCGGACTTCAGCAATCGGGTTCCAGGCCTGGGGCATCAGACAGGCAACTTCGACATCGCGATGGTGCAGTTGGAAGATGGCGCTGCAGCCACCGACTTCGAGCGTAGACCAGACGCATTGGAGCTGCTGCTGTGCCAGCGCTACTTCGAGAAGAGCTACAACATAGATGTACCGCCTGGCACCGCTGATGGGGCCGGTCGGGACAACCAGTTCTATGACCGCTCGGTCGGCGTGGGCAGTACCTCGCACATCCGCTGCCGCGTACTGAAGCGGGCGACGCCTGCTTACACCGTCTACAACGACACAACCGGTGCCGTCAGCCAGGTGTCTGGTGCATCTGGTGGTGCGGGCACGGTGACGTCGATCGTCAACCCAGGCCAGTCCGGAGCCCAGGTCAACTATGTGTCGGCACCCGGGAACTGGGGTTCCTCCTTCCACTGGACTGCAGATGCGGAGCTTTGACATGTATCAACTGACGCACGATCCGGACATCATCAAGTGCACACGCACCGGAGCGTTCATTCCGCGTGGCCACTGGATGTGGCGAGACTATGAGACTTGGATCCTGGCTGGCAACGCGCCTTCGCCAGCGCCGCCGCCCTACCCGGCGGGTTCCACCGAGCACCTCCATCTGCTGCGCCGCCAGGCGGAGCAATGGATGTGCGAGTACGTCCAGACACTGGGGCATACATCCATGGAAAGCTGCTGTAGCTACATCAGCAGCGTGATCTCGGGACTCTCCTGCGAGGCCCGAGCGATGGTGGCGTGGCGCGATGCAGTCAATCTGGCATTGACAAATCTGACCATCGCATCGCCCGAAGATGCGCAGACCTGGGAACAGATCAGGCAGAGACTACCGCAGCCGGAGACATTCGACTGGTTGTGCGGGACTTCCAACAGCGGTCCGCCGGAGCGCGGGTCCGCAGGAATCTAGAGGAGCGTTCATGGCAAGAAAAATCATCGACCTCGATACCATTCAAGCGAATGGTAAGCGAGGGGAAACGCAGCGCCCGGCGTTTACCAAGATCAACGACAACTTCGCCGACGTCTACGCAGGCCTGGAGGGCGTACAGACCGCCGTGGACGGCCTGGAAAGCCGAATGGCAGGCCGCAACCGCCTTATCAACGGTGACTTCCGGATCTGGCAAAGGGGTACGGCGTTTTCCGCATCTACCGGTGCCCGTCCTACCGCCGATCGCTGGCTGGTGAACGCGCACGCGACCACTCTCTCTGCATCGCGCGACGACATTGCGGCAGGCGGTGGTGCGGCGGGAAGGCTGATCGCAGGCTCCCGTCACCTGCTGAAGCTCGTCGTCGAAAGTGTCGCCGGCGCCGACAGCATGGCCCTCGTCCAGCAGCGCATCGAAGACGTGCGTACGTTCGCGGGAAAGCGGGTCACCGTCAGCTTCAAGGCGAGGGCCACGGTCGACAACTTCAAGGTGGGCCTGGAATTCCAGCAGTCGTTCGGCGCCGGCGGCTCAACGGCAAGGGACAGCATCGGCGGAGGCGTCACGCTCGATACGATGTGGCGCTGGCACCAGCTGACCGTGGATGTGCCTGGCATCGCAGGGCAGACCCTGGGCGCCGACAGCTATCTACAGCTCAGCCTGTGGCTGGACGCGGGCGCGAACTTCGCAGGTCGCGCGTTCGGCGCGGGACAGAAGAGTGGCGTGGTCTATCTGGCTGAAATGCAGGTCGAGGAGGGTGACACCGCGACCGATTTCGATCGCCGGCCCGAAGCGCTTGAACTGTTGCTGTGCCAGCGCTACTACGAAGCAGTTGATGTGAACCGGATCCTGGGAATCACCTACACCGCCAACGGCGATTCGCGCGCCTGCATTCCGTTCAAGGTACGCAAGCGCGTGGCGCCCAGGATCACCTCGCCCTCCACCGCGCTCAACCTGGTGGGCTTCGGCTCCGAAGGCAGTCTCATCAACTTCAACGGCGGCGATCCGGGCTGGCAGTCCACCGTGGACGCGGCCGTGTTGTCCTCGATGTCCAACAACATGCAGCAGTACGGAGCGGTCGTGGTGTGGTCGACCACCTCCCAGGTTCTGGTGCACGCAGACGCGGAGCTCTGAGCCATGAGCGCAATCACGACCGAAACCGGCCGCGTCAGCGGCTTCACCACCAATGCGTCACTGCGCCCCGGACACCGTGTGATCGTGCCCTGCGGTCAGCCGTCCCATCCCGTACCGCCTTATCCCGCCACCGCTCAGGAGCGCACCTCATGATCACCGCCGATGCCCAGCAACTCGAGCCGGGTGGCCGCATTACCGTCTTCGAACTGGACGCCAGCAGTTTCGGTGCCGACCAGCTGTTCTTCCACGCGCACCTGCAGAGCGGTGTGATCATCTGGCAGGGTCAGGAGTACGGCCCCTGGCCGATCGAAGCCAGCGGCTTTGAACGAACCAGCGACCAGCCGCCGAACCCGAAACTCCGGGTCAGCAACATCGATGGCCGCATCACCGCGATGTGCCTGCTGTTCGATGATCTGGTCGGCGCCCGTGTCATCCGTCGGCAGACGCTCGCCAAGTACCTGGATGCAGCCAACTTCGAAGAGGGCAATTCCAGCGCCGATCCGGCAGAACACTTCCCCGACGAGGTCTGGTTCATCGAGCGCAAGGTCGGTGAGGACAAGCAGACGGTGGAGTTCGAACTGACTACGGCCATCGACCTCAATGGTGAGCAGTTGCCCGGCCGGCAGATCATCGCCGGCATGTTTGGCTGGCTGGTGCGGGGTGGCTACCGCGGCCCCTACTGCGGCTACAACGGTCCGGCGGTTGCCGATGGCGACGACGTGGCCACCGATGACCCCGCCCGCGACCAGTGCGGGGGCCGTGTGCGCAGCTGCAAGATGCGTTTCGGCCAGGACAAGCCTTTGCCCTATGGCGGCTTCCCGGCGGCCGGCCTGCTCCGCTCCTGATCCAGCGCTTCCGATTCTCCACTTCCAGGCCCGCTCGCGCGGGCTTTTTTCATGGGTGAAACATGCAACCAACAACCCTGCAGGCCATCCAGGCACATGCCGTGGCCGAGTACCCGCGCGAGTGCTGCG